TATCCTGTTGGTACTACAGGCACTACAGGCCCAAACGTAACAGCACATAGTTTTAATTCATTAACTGATAGCCAAATAAATGGTTTAACAGTTGGACTAGGAAACAATGGTAATACATCGAATACAGCATTTGGTTATCAAGTGTTACAAAATAATACCACTGGCAAAGATAATATAGGTATAGGATTTCAAGTGTTAAAAAATAATACTACTGGATACGAAAATATAGGTATAGGATATGATGTATTAGCAGGTAACACTTCAGGTGCACAAAATGTCGGTATAGGTTATGGAGCATTACAAAAAAATACATCTGGTACTGAAAATGTTGGAATTGGTATTGGTGCGTTATCATCCAATACGACAGGTGCACGAAATGTAGGTATAGGTAGTGGTGCATTAGGATCAAATATTTCGGGTTCAGATAATTATGCACTTGGTGAGGATGCTTTGGGTTCTAATACAACTGGTGTTCATAATGTAGCTATAGGTTCTTATTCAATGGAATATAATACTATTGGTTCAAGTAATACTGCATTAGGGTATAATTCGTTGTATGAAAATACTAGTGGGTCATATAACACAGTAATTGGATACAATTCGTTTTTTTGGGACAAATTATCTTCATATAATACCGCATTAGGATATGAAGTAAATTTTACAGGGGCAACTGGTGGAAGTTACAATACATATTTAGGAGCAAGTACAAGTAATGGTGCAACAGCTGGAACAACTGGATATAGTTATTCAACTGCAATCGGTTATAATGCAACAATAAAAGCAACCCATCAAATAGTATTAGGAACTACTGCAGAAAACGTATATGTACCAGGGAGATCTACATTTGATATACCGCCAGGTTGTACGGCTTTACCTGTAAATCCTTCAGACTTAACAAATAAACAATATGTTGACGGTCTACTATTACAAAATGTGTCTGCAACATCAGGCAATACGGGACCACAGGGAAATACAGGAGCCCAGGGACCAATCGGAGCTCCAGGGCCAATTGGGTTACAAGGCGTTACGGGACCACAAGGCAACAATTTCTGGTCTCTAAATGGTTCCAGCAATATATATAATAACAATAACAATCTTACTGGTTTCGTAGGTATAGGAACAACCGGGCCAACTACTACATTAGATGTAAATGGTACAACGACAATAAGAGGAACGCTTTTGAATGTGTATCCTACTACTACAGACTTATTTTCTACTACGACAAACATAGCAGGAACAACTCTTTTTACAAATTCTACAACACAAACTTTTCAAGGAACTACAACTAACATAACCAGTCCAACAACAAATTTATCAGGAACAACTACAACCATATCAGGACCAAATTGTAACATAACAAGTCCATCAACAAATTTATCAGGAACAACAACAACCATATCAGGAACAAATTGTAATATATCCAGTCCTACAACGACAATTACTAGTGCAAGTACATCTACTGGTTATTTAGATGTATCAGTAGCAACTGGGTTAGCTTTTTACATATATAGCGGAAATCCTACAAACACAGCTGGTGTTTTTAAAATAGAATTATCTGGTGCAAATTTTTTAGTTTATAAAGATTCGGGTACAGGATATACTGTATTGAGAAACAGTGGTTCATCAGCTATGATAATAGATAATAATTTAGATATATCAGGAGCAGCAAAAGCAACAAGTTTCACACAGACATCAGATTATAGAGAAAAAAAAGATATTACTCCATTATCGTTAGAAGAATATTCTGTAGATAAATTAAATCCAGTAAGGTTTAAATACAAGAGTAATAATCAAGATAGTATAGGTTTAATAGCTCATGAATTACAAGAGCATTATCCATTTTTAGTGGAAGGTACAAAAGATGGTGAAACAAAGCAGTCAGTAAATTACATGGGTTTAATAGGTTTATTAATAAAAGAAGTCCAAGAGCTAAAAAACGAGATAAAAAAAGAAAAAGAATATATCAAAATAAGACCAAGTAAACGACCAGAAAACGGAGAAGAAGGAACATTATATTACGATAAGGATAAACAAAGAATGTATTATAAAGATGGAATAGGTTGGGTAGAAATGGGTTATGAAGATTTTTAATCGACCAAATAAAAGATTTTTAATCGACCAAATAAAAGATTTTTAATCGACCAAATAAAAGATTTTTAATCGAGTGTACCAGTTTCAAAGTATTTTAACCAATTTTTAGGAGATTTCTTAGCTTTGCCATCATAAGCAACTGCTAACCGTTTTTCAAGCATATGGTTATTAATATGTAAATTATCGACATAAACGTCGGCAAGTATACGTCCATATTTTTCGTTTTTAAGATTGCCCAAGGTGACAATTTTATTAAGTACAAGATTAGACACCTCCAGTCTAGCAAGGTCTGCACATTTTTTTTCATCGGCAGTATCGCCTTTCATTTCAGGACAATCAATTCCATTTAAACGAACACTGAATCTATATAATGGAGAATTAGAATAAGGAAGTTTGGAAACAATCGTAATAGTGTCGCCGTCATAGACCTTAACGACGATACCTTTTTGAATAGGAGGAATAAATATAACAGATTCTTTTTGCCAATCAAATATAGGATTCTGTTCAAGTTTGGTTAACCAATCATATTTTAAATAATCGTATTTTAATTCTACAATAGGATTTGGATTGGCATTTGTAGAAAATGGTCTGCTTTTAAAACAACAACAGAATTTCTGAAACATATTATATGTAAAATTTATATATAACAAAGTAAAAATCAATTTTTTATAATCAAAAATACATGAACAAAAATACATGAACAAAAATACATGAACAAAAATACATGAACAAAAATACATGAACAAATATTTATATATTTATTTATAATAGGAAATGAATAAATATATATATGAATTATCAGATGAAGAAATAAATGATTATATAACAAAAAATTTGCCAATAAAACAGTTAGAAAAGGATAAATATGGAGAAGTATTTACGCCACCAGAATTAATAGATAAAATATTAGATTTATACCCAAAAAAAATCTGGTCAAATCCAGATATTAAATGGTTGGAGCCAAGTGCAGGAGTAGGATTTATAATGATAATGGTTTATCAGAGGTTAATGAATGGACTCGAAAAATGGGAATCAAATAATAAAAAGAGAAGTAAACATATAATTGAAAAAATGTTATACATGGTAGAATTAAATTCAGAATCCTGTAAAAAATGTAAGAGCATATTTGGTCAAAATTCGAACATAATATGTGGAGATTTTTTAGAAGAATTTAAATTTAAAAATAAAAATAAAAATGTAGATAATACGTTTGATTGTATAATAGGAAATCCACCATTTCATGATGATTATGGATTAACCAACCAAGGTAAAAGAATAAATGGAGGAAAAAGTAAATTATACGAACGTATATTTTTAAAGGCGTACAGTTTATTAAAGAACGATGGTTATTTATCTTTTATAGTACCAGACAATATATTTTCAGGAAACGGTTCTGAATCATATAAATTGCTAATACAAAACGAGGTTCCTTTTATAGGTTTTAGTCAAACCTCTTTCAAAAAAATTCAACAACCGATATGTTATTTTTTGCTTCATAAAACAAATCATCCGACAAAACATGATACAATAATAGAAAACGATAAAAGATTTAAAATAAAATTAGAAGACCGTCCTGTAAATCCAATTAGAAATTGGACACCAGAAACAGAGAAACTAATAAAAAAATATGTAAGCAATCAACGAAATACAGTTCATTACAATCGAGGAGCAAACTTAAATATGTATAAGGGTACAAAAATTCCAATCATATATTCGCCCTTAAAAACACTATATACTAACACTAAGGATTTAGCAAATGGACTTGGAACAAAAAAGGCAATAATATTTGCAATATCATTAGATTTATCATTTAAGATGGATTATTCAGGAAAATATGGAGTAGGACCAAATACATTTTATGTTCCATTTGAAACGGAAAAAGAAGGAAAAAGAATAGAAACTTTTTTGAATAGTGAAGAATATAAAACACTGGCTTTGGCGACAAAAACATCAAGACAATATTTAAAATTATCATTTATAGAGTATTTAAATTTTGAAAAAATAATAAAGGCATCAGATACAATAAATAGGAAAACAAGAAACAGGAAAACAAGAAACAAGAAAACAAGAAACAAGAAAACAAGAAAAAATAAATATATTTAAAATATATAAATGGCATACGCATTTGCACCAATATCAGCAAAACCAACATTTGCAATCCTAAGAGATAAATCATATCAAAGTGACTATATACAAAATAAAAAATCAAAACATCTATGTCAATGCAAAAAATCATGTAATACAAAATTAGTAAATACAGGAAATTTAATAATGGGACAATATAGTAAATTAGATTTAACCGGTGTTTGTACAGTTATTCCGACAACACCTTGTGCTAATTTTAGTGATTGTGATCCCTGTAAAACGAAAGACCCAGTCCCAATAGCCACAAATAGTAATAATCCATTCTATTATAACAATACGATAGATCCGATTGGAGAATTATTTGGAAACAGTCAATGTGGAGAGCAAAATTACACTCGTTTTATGGTGTTTAGAAAATAAAACACTTTGGTTTAATTTAAATATTAAAGTTTATATTATTAACTAATAATATCAACACATCTTTAGACCTAGACATAAAAATAATAAGATTTTTGTATTATAAATTTACAAACACAAATATATGAAAACACAAATATATGAAAACACAAATAATATAATATATGAAAAAGAAGAACCTAAAATTTAATAAAAAATAAAACAAATTAGTTTATAAAGGTAAAATATAACCGTTTATTTATGTATGGCAATAAATGTTTTACAAATATCTGAATATTCTTTACCTAAATATGTAACAGATTACAATAAAAATAATTTAGAAGGTAATTATGTTTTTTACGGTAAACAAGAAACAACTTGGTTAAAATATTTTGACAGCGAAAACCATCTAAGCGTTTTTAAAAAAATAAATCATTACACACTAAAAATGTATTATTTTTTATTTTATTATTTATATGTAAATGGTGGTTTTTATATTAATGAAAATGTAACAATAGAACAAAACATAAAACAGTTAGATTTAACAAAGGAATTAATAGTAGTTAAATCATGTGTAAATGTAGATAAATTATTTATGGGTTGTATTTATTGTCATAAACATAGTGAACCAATTCAGACTATTTTACGATATATAGAAGATGGTTTAAAAAACGAAACACCAGAAGAGAATATTGTGAACATAATTACAAGTTATCTATATACATATACGGTTTCAAATAATAATACGATCGTTTTGAATGAATATATAATTGACAATGTATCTTATATTTATAGCGATGATATAAACACAGTTAGTCTTAAACATTATTTTAACACAGATGTAAAAATATTTAAACACCCTGAACATTCAATCAATTTACCAAAAATTCAAAAAACAGATGTAAGTAATATAAAAATAGGTCTTACATTTAATTTGCCCAATAAATTAATAGATTTATTTACAAACGGAATTAATCAAAATACAATATATTTGTATGATTTGTTAAAAAATATAGGTTATAACGTCATTTTAATCGTAGACAAAAATAAAGTTAATGAAAATTCGATTAACACGTTAAATCAGATTAATGAACATATAATTACTTATAAAATTTTTGAAGATATTTTGTTTGAAGAATTTGATATTATAATTCAATTAAGTATATCTATATCAAACAGTGTACCCTTAAGCATTATTCGATACTTAAAATACATAAACACCAAACTAGTAGGTTATTTTTGCGGAAATTCATACATAATTGATAGTGAAAAAGCGTTATATAATCAACATAAAGATAGAAGTAATACAAAAGATGCTTATAAATTTGTGTTTCCAGATAAAACCCCTATTTTAGATGAAATATGGTCAATTCCCCAAATGGCAAATACGAATTTACATTACTGGAAAACATTGTATAGATGTAAAACAATTTCTGTCCCATTTATATGGTCAAATAAATCAATAAATTTTACAAGTAAATATTTTAATATAACAGAAGATGTATTGCAATATAAAAATAGAGGAATAAACAAAAATATTGCTATTTTTGAGCCGAATATAAGTTTAATGAAATGGTGTTTACCTTGTGTATTAATTTGCGAAAATACATATAGAACCAATAAAAAATTAAAACACGTATATGTTACAAATTTTGCAAAGGATAAAAAAGATAATATAAATGAAGTAAACCATTCGTGTTTTGAAAATATATTGTCTACAACGGATTTAATGAATGATAAAAAACTAAGTATTGAGACTCGATACAATACGTTGGATTTTATGTCAAGACACTGTGATATAGCTGTTTCACATCAGTGGGAAAATCCATTGAATTATCTTTATTTTGATTTAGCATGGATGGGCTGGCCAATTGTTCACAATGCACAATTATGTAAAGATATAGGGTATTATTATAATGATTTTAATTATGGAGAGGGTGGGTATGTTTTGAATAATGTTATAGAAAACCATGATAAAAATGTCGATAATTACATGACAGACAATCGAAAAAAACTAGAAAGATATCTCCCTTCTAATGTAGAGTTACAAAAACAATATTTAGATTTGATTTATGATATATTAAAATAGAAAAATAACCATTTTTAATGCAGTATCTTAAACGCCTTAGCAGAAATCTTTCTATGTTTCCATTGTCTTGCGCGTTTATATGCAGATAGCACCCCCTTTTTATTTACCTTACATGTGTTTTTACTGCAAATTGGGAAAGATTTATTTGGTCCAAGAAAGCACTTTTTACCGCATTTTTTCATCATAAGTGTTCTTTGATGTGCGCCTGGTTTTTGTTTAGACCAAAGTCTTTTACGTGTTTTAACCATATTATATATAAAGTTTATATATAAAGTATTAATTTATATATTAAATATATAATGAGTGTCATTTATAATGCAAGAACTCAAACTCGTATTTTGACAGATATTAGTAATACAATTATTACATTATCTGTAGAGACTAGCAGAGCAATAAGTGCTGAAATAGTTTTATCGACTGCTTTATCTAGTACAGGGACAAATGTATCGACTGCTTTATCTACTGAGACCAGCAGAGCTACAAGCGCTGAAACCACACTATCTTCTGCTTTATCTGTAGAGACAAGCAGAGCCATTAACAAAGAAACATCTTTATCGACAGATTTATCTGTAGAGACAAGTAGAGCTTTTAGTGCAGAAACATCTTTATCCAGTGGGTTATCTGTAGAAACCAGCAGAGCTTTTAGTGCAGAAACATCTTTATCCACTGGGTTATCTGTAGAAACCAGTAGAGCTTTTAGTGCAGAAACATCTTTATCCACTGGGTTATCTGTAGAAACCAGCAGAGCTTTTAGTGCAGAAACATCTTTATCCACTGGGTTATCTGTAGAAACCAGCAGAGCTACCAGTGTTGAAACATCGATTGTCGGATATGTTGATACTCAAATAGCAACACTAATAGGTGGAGCACCATCTATTTTAGATACCTTAAGTGAATTAGCTACAGCATTAAGTGGTGATGCAAATTTTTCAACAACAATTATAAATAGAATTAGTAATGCTGAAACATCTTTATCTACAGAGACCAGTAGGGCTAATAGTGCTGAAACATCTTTATCTACAAGAATATCTACAGAGACCAGCAGAGCTACCAGTGTTGAATCCACTTTATCCACAGGATTATCTACAGAAACAAGCAGAGCTACCAGTGTTGAAACATCCTTATCTATAAGTTTATCGACAGGATTATCTACAGAAACAAGCAGAGCCTCCAGTGTTGAAACATCTTTATCGACAGGTTTATCTACAGAGACCAG